ATCAAGATTTGGATCTTGTGTAATACGCGAATAAAACTTTTCTTTTGATAGGTAATTCAATGGAACTACAATGCGTTCTAGTTCAGTAGTTCCCGCTAAGTTATAACGAAACAATTTTAAATTATTGAACATCGAGCCGAAAGCAACGACCATCTTCCGCGTTATGCGATGATAAAAGTGTTGACCAGATAACATATTATGGCTCGTCTAGTGTTCCAAATGGATTAGATTCTGTAAAGTCTAGAATATTATCTGCTTCATTTTCAAGTAGTACATTCTCTTCAAGTGCATCTGTCTGATTCTCTTGCGGATCTACGCTAGTCATCGTCCATTGCGCATTTGATTCTGAACCTTTTATAAGTGTATTTGCTGCAAATGATCCTTTGATATTTCGAATAATTAGTTTTCTAGTTGGTAAATCCCAACTTGAAACGTATCCACGTGCTGTCGCTGAAGCCAAATTGGATCCCTGAAATACAATCTCGTTATTCGTAAATGTGCTCGAGCCACCAGCTTGCATTGTAAATTCAATTCCATATGCACTTAATTGCGCAATTATATCGATCTCATTTATTCCTGTATCGAAAATTTCACCATTATAACGTAACATCTCTAGATTTAGAGAGTACATATATGGAGCAACTTTTCCTGCCTGGAAGAAATTCTTTTCCTCTTCAACAAACTTTATCTCCATTATTTTTTCTTGAATGGGTAGATAAATTAAATCGCCCTCTTTTGGAAGATTCCGAAGTGTTTTAGGTATAACTCGTTCAAATGTTCTTCGTGCTACAGTCACACGTGCTTCTTTTTGAATTTGCAAACCAAATTTAGAAAAGAATTCTTGATTACCTTCGAAATCTTGAAATGAGTCAAGATACATATCGATCTTAAAAGCCTTTGTAAATTTTTTAACAGAATCATCGCCAAACAATCGATCTAACTCTGATTGAGATTCTCGAGGAAGATAATAAATGTCGATACCATGATTGCGTATGGATTCGATAATCATATCTTCAATCAGTAGTTGCTCTCGAGTCGCGCCCTGATTGTTAAAATAAACTGACGTTGCCATATCAACCAACGCACATCATTGGAGGCTCTTCAAATACACTGCGCAGTTTACCCTCGAGCCGTTGAATCTCTTGATCTGCTTCAGCGTAAATCCTTTCTCCATTTATAACCAATCCTCCAGGTAAAGTATAATTACCATATTTTTTTAGATTAGTTCCCCATTGGCGTTTAAATAATTGAGTTGTATACTCCTTGACCCAAGAATCATTATAAACTCTTTCATAAGAATCTTGATCAACTATTCGATTTGCGCGAAATAGTATGTACTCATTTACATTTAATTTAGAATCCCAATCTTGGAACAGATAGAGACGATTTGTCTTTTTATTATATGAAAATGGTACATCTCCTGTAATGATCATATCAAGCATTGACAAGTGTTGGCGAGCGATATAATAATAAGCATATGATGAGGCTGTTAAACTATAGAAATCGTTTAAGCGAATTTGATAGTTAACATCAAATATGTTGAACTCATTTCCGTCTAATGAAGATACCGAGGTGCCAGAAAAAGGAAACACCTGACTTACACCAATTATATTGTCACATAAGGTGATATACTTGTTTAAAATATCAGCATTCGTTACTTTATGCCCAAGGTACATAGTCTCAGTACCATCGTAGTGATAATCTTGGAATAGCTGCAAAGCATCGTCCATACGATCGTCGAGCTGATCGTCATCAACATTTATATCGATTACAGGAAAACCAAGATTTCGGAGGCAATGATCTTTAAGTGTGGATTTATTGGTAGGTTTCGCCATTTAGAACCTCGCATGTAGTACTATATTTAGTTATTCGATCAATCTACCCTCTCGAGATGTATAAATTCGATCAGGATCCATGTGAGCAAACTGCTCCCAATTAGGCTCGCCCTCTAATATTCTTTTACCAGTCGTCTCCTCGCCGATATGCTCAATTATATTTTCGCCTCGAGAATTTTTTAATGTGGCAGAATACATCTGATGAAAATGGTCTAGATAAACCATTATCATTCCTTCATTAATATTAAACTTCCAATAATCTTGGAATGGATATTCGATAATATTCTTACGATATAAACTAAAGATTATCGGAAAAGTCTTTGTATTTTTGCTATAGTAAAATTGCTTGAATTGCGTATCGCTCGATTCAATAGTTGATGGCTTCTCATTAAAGTACCATGGTTGTCGTTGTAAAACAACCGAGGCAATTTTAGATTCTGACTCGAGACATTCAATCAGATCGTCGACTTTAATTGGTTCTTTTAGAATTACGTCATCCTCTTGATGAAGAACGTAATCTACATCCATACCTCGGAGCGAGGAGAAGAAATCCGACCAATTTACCGATAGTCCTTTATTAACTGAATTTCTCCATATCTCAAATCTATAGCGTTTACCAATCAAATCAAAGATCGCATCATTGCGTGTTCTTGGATAATCATCGACAATAATCTTTCGAACCTCATGATTTCCATAGTCTAAATTAGACAATGAGTTAAGTGTCGGAAACAGATATCGAATCCTGTTGCAAGAAAAGATTACATGAAGAATCTTCATTAGTATTCTGTATTAAAAAAGAATGTTTGAAATAGTCTTCCGTTTTGAAGATTATTTCCGAAATAATCTACTGAAGCATGATACATGTTTCCGCGATATAATACTAATCGATTATATTTGTTCGAGACATAATCTGTCATATCCCATTTGGTGTAATCATATCCATCATACTGCGGCTCATCGTTATTAGATCGCTCATACTTCTTGTTCTCTTTCCATCGATATAGTGCAGTGCCAGCAGATATTGGTGCATCAGGGTTCAGATAACAAACACCAGCCCAAGTATTAAAACTATCTGCATGTATCCATGTACGATCTTTCGCCATGCAAATTTGAAAAGCGCCTGTGTATCCAGAACTTTCAAACCAATCTGTTATTTTTCCACTCGAGTGTTGAACAATTCCTTGAATTGCACTTTTCAAATCGTCTGGTAAATACGCTTTGGTTCGAAGTCCAGGATAATTACCTGAAATTTCGAAAGGTTGTGAGAGCGCATATTCCCTAACTGAATCTGGGTTTGTATAGAAATCATCTATAATAATAAGTTTAACTTTCATTTTATATCTAGTAATGCATAAATCGACCGTCGACACCATTCCATCCCACCACATTCCAATTAGTTTCTATTATTCGACTCTCATTTGGTCGTGTAAGATAGTACATAAGAGTTTCAATATCGTAGTTTATCATTTCTTTACTGTCGATGAAATGCATTGCAGCTTCATTTATCTCTATTATTGAATTTAAATTAGATGAACCAAATGCATACATAACGGTGCAATATTGTCTCAACATATCATCATTTTGTATCGCTCTACGATCGACCATCCAATAATTCCAATTGTCATTCCATTTAAACTGTAGGGGTTTCTTAAAGAAGAATTTATCTTTATTTTCTTCTGTGAATAAACCATTATTAAAATTATTATGAAAATATCTTCCTGTGGCTTTTATGACAAAATCATAACCTTGTAATTCCTTCTTAAAGTGCGTATAAAACGAGTTTAGTAGTAAACATTCACAATAACTTTTATTTGTATGTGTGTTTACTTTTTCAAATGCTGTATATGAAATTTCTTTGAGTGGCACGAAATCAACATTTTCAAACACATTAAACATTCTTTCATATTCGACATAGTCATCTGATGAATCGATTATCTTTATTTTTGCATCGGGTAAAATATTTTTAATCGAATTGATGGTAAAGATTGTTTGTCTAAATCGTTCATCTTTATTAAAAATAGAACGTGTTTCACTATATGTAAATTTACCTTCTCTTGGTTGAATTGATGAACCTACTACTACAATTTTATTCATAGAATTTATTTTTAATAACTTTCTGTAAATATTGATGGTGTTTTTTATGCACCTCTTCGTCAGAAAAATTTAGTCCCCACTTTCTACAATCATATGGTGATATTTTATCAATGTTTTCAATTGCAGTTAGTAATGATTTAAAATCGCGAATACGATAACCCGTATCGCCTTCTAATACAATCTCTGGGAATGCGCCCCAGTCTGTTGTAATTACTGGAGTGCCGCAGAGATTCGCCTCAATAATCATGTTACCAAATGGCTCAACGTAGTATGTTAAACCAAATAGTGCTTTGGCGTTCTTCATTAGTTTCATGCGTTGTTCCGCATCATTTACATATCCAATTACCTCAACATGATCAGGCACGTTAGAATAACCAAGATCATGCAATGATCCAGGTCCAGCTATTTTAAGTTTTTTGCCAAGTTTTTCTGTGGCTTGAATTGCTAAATGAATGCCCTTCTCTTCACAAACTCTTCCAAAGTGTAAAAAATAATCCTCTTTTGTTTCAGAGTATTCGAATTCTTCAATCGTAAATGGATTACCAATTACTGCATCAAACCACGAAGGATTCATGAGCATCCCTCGTTCGCCATAAAAAAAGTGCATCTGAGCGTAAGAGGTAAACACTCTATAGTCACTAAAAATTCCACTTGTTCTATAGCCAATAGAAGGCTCTACGGCAATACATTCTGGATTCATTTTGCACGCAAGTTGATTATCAATACCAAAAAAACATACAATAATATCACCCTTATCTGAACGTTTGCGTATTTGCGCGCCTGCACGTTCATTAAATAATCTTATCTCCACAGGCGTGGTATTAATATCGACATGCTCGCAATCCACTTGTGCACCAGGAATACCATAATGAACCATCTCATAATGTTTAGATAGATGCTTGATGTATTTGTATGCATGAACCGCAAAGGGATCTATACGATTCATCAACCCAGTCGGATTTCTGGGATTTGCTAAAACATGTATTTTCATAAAAAAATATTAGAATGTAATTCCTTTAGAAGCAAAGAAATCGTAATCAATTTGATACTTTTGCATAATTAAATTGCGCTCTTCTGTCGTAAACGGAACATCAGTATCTAAATTAATGTTCTCATTTTTGCGCGGTACTTCTTCTATAGTAACATCAAAGAACGAAAGAAGTCGACGTAGTTCATTATCATAATCAGCAAAATTTAAATATGTGATATCAATATCATGATCTAACCATCGTTTTTGATATGCTAATCCAGTTTCTATGGTAGCAGGAATAGTGTCAATCGAAGGAACTAAATCTAATATTTGATCTAATGTGATCGACTCTAAAATTGCTCTGGTTTCTTCCGACAACCATAAATAACTCTCAGGATAATGTCTATTAGGAAACAAAAAGTCATCATATATTTTTTTGCGAACTTGCAATAAAGCCTTTCTCGATTCTTCTAGCGTTGAAAATTTATTAAGAGCACCCATGTATGTGTGTCGTTTATAATATTTAAACGCCGAAGTAAATCTACTCACAGGATCTCTGTAAAAGCAAAAGAATTTATATTTGTCGAAATCAGGCAACTCAAATGCTTGTGATGCTAAAGTATAATTTAAATGATTTTGTTTTTTAAAAGTTACTGGAATATTTTTAAATGCCACCATAATTGAAGTTGATCCAACTTTAGGATTTAAAAACACACCAATTTTTTTTTCTGTACAATATATCATTTACCATTTACCTACAGGACAATTAATTAAATCTTGATTTACAAGATGTTTAACCTTTTGTTCACAAATTCCGCATTTGATTTCTTTTTCTATGTAAAATGCGCATAATTTACAGATATTAAACCGCTTGAGCGCGAGTGAGTCTATCGGATACTCTCTTTTCTCTACTTGCATATTTAGTTATTTAAATTTAGGACCAGAAACCCAAATAACAAGAGATCTACGAATGCCAGATGTGACAGGTGTTACTCGATGTAACATCCAAGATGGAAATGCATATAGCAATCCCTTTTGTTTTTTGGCTTTTATTGGTTCAGCTGATACAAAAAACTCTAAATCCCCACCCTCATACTCATTTGGATCTGATAACTGCAATACTAATGAAAGTTTACGTGGTGTTTCGCGTGATCCTCTATCAATATGCCAAGTATAGTGATCCCCTGCGCCATCGTATACTGTATATTGAAAATCTTCAACAAACCCATCTAAACTAAAATCGTAGAATTGTCCATTGAGATGTCTGCAAATATATGCTAATGAATCATATAACCAAGTCGTCTCATTGTTAAGTTGTATCCAAGAAGTTTTAGATTTTCTAATTTCAGATATAACTTTTCTTTCATTTTCTGTACCAACAATTGCTTCCTTTGGTCGCAAACTCTCACCAATGCGAACAATATCATTAATTTGAGAGTCGGTGAATCCATTTTCCCAAAATGTAAATGTTTGTTCTCTTGTCGATAAATCAGGCGATGGCGCAAAAAAGTATGTGCTCATTACTTTCTACTCCAAATAAAATCTCTATAAATGCTTTCGTGCGCTTTTCTTCTCGCTCTTGTTGTGTTCAAATCTTTATGATCTTTTTTATTAAATGGTCTAATTCTTGATTTTGTAATTAATCCATCTCGTTTAATTGGTATTGCTTGCACCATTGGAGTTCCAGCCTCAATCATGCCAGTATAGTTTGGTAAATGAAAAAAGAATGGAAAGTTAATGTATTCAAAGTAACCATCACAATCAACAAATCCTGACATACAAGTAAATTTTGGATCTTGACGATTTAATGGTGGCACAAATAAAACTGAATATCCTTTCGGAACTTTGATTGCCCACCAATTCAAAAATTTCATTGGTGGTTTCGGCATCATTGGATGCGGTGTTCGTTTGGTACTTATTTGATCAGCATTGTGATTTTCTACAAGAGTCCTTGTGAAAGTCCACTTGTAATTTACACCGCTCGCATCTGTATTTGTGATGAACTCCACATCACCGCAAAGTGGAATAATCCAACCAACAGACATTGCATCAAGAACAGGCGCACAACGCTTGATTGTGCTGTTCTCAATTTTATTTTCGCGATTAATTTTTGGTGGTAATTCTTTGTACCACTCTGGCATCATTTTGCGCGCGGGATATGGCTCAGGCATTGTGCCATATAATTCTTCTTCACACAAGAATTCAATTTCTGGAGTTTTAATTACAGACTTTAATTTCGAAAACATGTTCACCTCACCAATCCATAATTATATATGGATTATTTACATAAAGCAAATTATTGATTTGGCCAAGAGATCGTAATCGATCCTGTTCCAGCACCAGTTCCTACTGAAATTGTACTTGTTGCGCCTTGTGATACTGATTTTTGCATTGTAGAAGAAGAATTGGTTGTGCTAGCTGCGCTTCCAGAACCTCCTGGTTGACCAGAAGTTGCTCCAGTTCCTGCAGAGCCAGCATTACCTGCTGATCCATTTGAGCCAGCTGCACCATTACCGCCAGCGTTTCCTGGTTGCCCTGCTGCTCCTGGTTGACCAGAGGTTGCTCCAGTTCCTGCAGCGCCAGTATTTCCAGCAGCACCATTTGCTCCTGCTGATCCTGGTTGTCCAGCTGCTCCTGAAGTTGCTCCAGATCCTGCAGCACCAGTATTTCCAGCAGTTCCGTTAGCACCAGCTGCTCCTGGTTGTCCAGCTGCTCCTGAAGTTGCTCCAGATCCTGCGCCTCCGATAGTGCCTGGTGCACCATTGGCACCTGCTGATCCAGGTTGTCCTGCAGCACCATTTGTTGCTCCGCTGCCACCTGCGCCTGTATTGCCTGCGACACCATTGGCACCCGCACTACCTGGTTGTCCTGCTGATCCTGATGTTGCACCAGAACCGCCTGCACCAGTATTACCTGCTGTGCCATTGGCACCTGCTGATCCAGGTTGTCCTGCAGCACCATTATTTGCTCCAGATCCAGCATTTCCTGGTTGCCCTGCTGCTCCAGCATTTCCATTGGCTCCAGCATTTCCTGGTTGTCCAGCATTACCACCAGCACCGTTTGTGGCACCACTTCCACCACCACCAGTATTTCCTCCAGCTCCTGCTGATCCTGGTTGACCAGCAGATCCATTAGAACCAGCAGCTGCGAGATCGGTGCTGGCTGGTCCTCCTCCACCGCCAGCACCGGATCCTGGATTTCCTCCAGCACCTCCTGCCGAACCTGGTTGTCCGTCCGCAGTATGAGTTATTGGGATCCAAGGACTATAAGTCTCTGACATTCCAGCACCACCACCGCCGCCACCGCCGCCGCCACCGCCACCACCTGGTGTTCCTGCATTTCCTGGTGATCCTGGATTACCTGCCGAACCACCACTACCACCATTACCAGCTGCGCCACCATTGCCATTATTACCTGTATTTCCTGGCTGACCTGTTGCACCAACATTACCTGGATTTCCAGCATTACCTTGCGCACCACCAGCTCCACCAGCACCATTAGTGCCTGGATTGCCTGAATTGCCTTGAGCACCTGGATTGCCAGCAGAACCACCAGCTCCACCTGCACCGCCAGCTCCATTATTTCCTGGTTGCCCTGCATTACCTAGTGCACCTGGATTACCTGCCGAGCCACCAGCTCCACCAGCACCTCCAGCACCATTGTTTCCTGGTTGACCAGTATTTCCTTGAGCACCTGGATTGCCAGCAGAACCTCCTGCGCCTCCAGCTCCACCAGCACCATTAGTGCCTGGATTGCCTGAATTGCCTTGAGCACCTGGATTGCCAGCAGAACCACCAGCTCCACCTGCACCTCCCGCTCCGTTGTTTCCTGGTTGTCCAGTATTTCCTTGTGCGCCTGAATTTCCTGCTGCACCACCCGCACCACCTGCACCGCCAGATCCACCATTTCCAGCATCACCATTTGTTCCTGGTTGACCTGCTGTTCCAGCGTTTCCTGGTTGACCAATATTACCTGCTGCTCCAGCAGCACCAGCGTTACCGCCAGAACCGCCTGGAAGAGAAACTGTTGTAAATGTAACAGATGAACCTGCTACAAAAGTTGTTGCATTTCCTGCATTACCTGCGGAGCCAGCAGATCCTGCTGCTCCAGGATTTCCGGCATTGCCTGGTTGACCTGATGTGCCAGGATTTGCTCCAGTACCAGCATTACCTGCTGCGCCTGTTGATCCTGGTGTTCCAGAGTTGCCATTTGCCCCCGCAGCTCCAGGTTGTCCTGCAGATCCTGGTGTTGCTCCTGTTCCTGCCGCTCCTGTATTGCCAGCAGCACCTGCTGAACCTGCATTTCCTGGTTGTCCTGCTGAACCAGATGTAGCGCCTGATCCTGCAGCACCAGTATTACCTGCTGTGCCATTGGCACCTGCTGATCCTGGTTGACCCGCAGCCCCCGAAGTTGCTCCAGATCCCGCAGCGCCAGTATTTCCTGCCGCGCCATTTGCACCTGCAGCTCCAGGTTGTCCCGCTTGACCAATATTAGCGCCAGAACCAGCAGCACCAGTATTACCTGCTGCTCCAGCAGATCCTGCATTTCCTGGTTGTCCGCTCGCGCCAGGATTTGCTCCAGAACCACCACCGCCAGTATTTCCAGCATTTCCGTTTGCACCAGCATTTCCTGGCTGGCCAGCAGATCCTGGTTGTCCACCAGTTGCACCTGAGCCTCCGCTTCCAGGATTACCTGCTGCACCTGTGTTTCCTGCTGCACCTGCATTACCACCAGAACCAGGATTTCCTGATCCACCTGATCCAGCATTTCCACCGTTACCAGCATTACCGCCATAATTAAGTAAAGTTCCTGGATATCCTGGTGATGCAGGATTACCGCCACCTTGACCATAAGTCCCACTTGCACCATAATTTGGATATCCGATATTTCCTGTAGGATTGCCATTTGTTCCTGTGTTTCCATTATTTCCTGGTGTGGTTGAACTTGGTTGTGTAAATACTGACCAGCCACCTTGTCCACCACCACCTGCATTGCCGCCGTTTGCACCAGCACCACCTGCACCACCATTTCCGTTGCTACCAGCATTACCAGTCGCACCAGCATTTCCTGCGTTTCCTGGATTGCCAGCATTTCCTCTAGCACCGCCTGGACCTCCAGCACCACCGTTTCCGTTAGTTCCAGGATTTCCTGAGTTTCCTGTAGCACCTGAATTGCCAGCAGAGCCTCCTGCGCCACCAGCACCACCGTTTCCATTTGAACCAGGTTGTCCAGTGTTGCCTTGTGCTCCAGGGTTGCCAGCATTTCCTCTGGCGCCACCAGCACCGCCAGCTCCGTTGTTTCCTGGCTGTCCTGTGTTGCCCTGCGCGCCTGGATTACCTGCTGAACCTCCAGCACCACCTGCTCCGCCAGCACCATTTGAGCCAGGTTGACCTGTGTTACCTTGAGCACCTGAATTGCCAGCAGAGCCTCCTGCGCCACCAGCACCACCGTTTCCATTTGAACCAGGTTGTCCAGTGTTTCCTATTGCTCCGGAATTGCCAGCAGAACCCCCTGCACCACCAGCACCACCCGCACCATTATTACCTGCATTTCCTGGCTGACCTGTTGAACCTTGTGCTCCTGGATTACCAGCATTACCAGCAGTACCACCTGTACCAGCAGAACCACCATTACCTCCGACGCCATTATTTCCAGGATTACCTGCAGTACCAGCATTACCTGTACCACCTGTACCAGAAATTGTAATTCGTCGAACGCCAAATGGAATGTACCATGTTCCGTTCGTTGAAAATGTAACGGAACCTGCTTTTACTCTCGTTTTTCGAAGAGTCGTCGCTGCTAATGGCATTTAAATCAACCTTTTAATTAAGCAGGTTGAACAATCTTATCAAGATTTGCCATCAATTGAGAACTTTGAAGTTCTGTTAAACCTTCTACAGCATTTGTGGCTACATCGTCAGTGTCATACACACCTTCCCAATGAACGATTGGGAGTTTTGTGAATGTCTTATGCGACATTGTTTCGCCATCATAATAGTTCCAAGTGCCTAGAGCTGAATACAAACCTTCGAGAGTTGAATCATCGCTCCAGTTTAAATGTTGAAATGGAACATTGTTATCTTTGAGAAGTTTAACAGCATTCCAGCACTCACCAGCATCTGCAGTCATTGCAGTATAAACAGTGATCTTCTTAATTTTAACTAAATTAGCCATTGTACAATAACCTCCTAACGTCCAAGATTGGCTAGGGCATGCGAAGCGTAATACGTTTCGCCGCCATCAAATGTCATCATAGTAATCA